CTCCCTTGAGCGCCCGCTCTACAGGATTCGGGTACAGGTCTTCTACAGCTTTCTGGGCACGAGCGCTAGCACCTGCAAAGTCTGTTTGTAGTAGGGCCTCTAAAGATGCGCGAACTGCAGAAATACCACGAGCAGCGTTCTGGAAAATAAAGGAAAATACGGGCTTAAAGATGTCTACAGTTGTCTGTGCAATAGGTTGCAGTACAGCTACTAAGTCTTTACCAAAAAGACTGAGCGCAGCAAGAAAACGCTTTATACTAGCTTCATTTTCAATGACCCAACCGAGTACGTGAGCTGCAGCATCCTGGAACGTAGCGCCACTGTTTTGAAGAAAACCGCCATAGCTTTCGGCGACTGCATCTAGCGCAATCTGTAACCGTGCACCAGCTTTTTCAGGGCTATCCCCAATTGCCTGAGCAATGGAATCGTAATCACTAAACTGTTTCTGGGCAAACTTAACAAAATCGCTAATGTTTACTTTACCTTCTTCAAGTGCTTTGGCTAACTCTGGGAGCGTGCGACCCGTGGCCGCAGCAAACTTAGCCACGGCACCGGGTAAACGCTCACCTAGTTGGCCGCCTAACTCTTCTGCGCTGAGCTTACCTTTGGAGAATACCTGGACGGTTGCAGTGACGATGGCATCTAAGTCAGCTTGGGACTTGCCGAATGCAACCCCGGCTGCGATTACCCCTCGGTAGACCTCCTCAATCTCCTTAGCTCCTAAGCCATTAGCGCGGGCAGCCACAGCAACCTGTGCGTAGCCACGCAAAGTGTCTTGCAACGTTACGGCGTAGTCAGCACTCACCTGTCGAGCTACTGTAAGCATTTTGTTGTAATCGGATTGGCCTGTAGAGGCCTGCGCAAGCGTTGTTTTTGCAAGATTTAGTTGTGCAACGTACTGCGATACAAGACCGAGCTGCTGACGAAGCATCCCCACTTGTGCCCCGGCAGCTGCGCCCGCAAACGCACCACCCACACCACCAAGGGCCAGACCTGCAACACCCCCGATAAGGCCCTCAGGACCGCCAAAGATGCCACCGCTTAAAGCAGCACCCGCGCCTTGAGCAAGCTGCATTCCACTTAGCCGGCGACGCTGTACCTGAGAGCGCTCAAGCTGCTTATCGAGCTTTTGTATCTCAGCGCCGGCTTCTCCATACAGCTTATAAGTACGTGGTATTGCATTACGCAAGGCTTCCCATGCCTGACGTTGGTTATTAAGACTGTTAATACTGTCGTTGCTGCCTCGCGTAGCCTTTTCTATGGCAACAAAGTAGGAATCAAGCGACTCCTTGGCTTTGAATGCCTCGCGTGCTTGTCTGGCGTAGGCATCTGACGTGACGCCAACAGCGGGTGCCACCCCGACAGCAGCAGAAGGCAGACCAGCCTGCGCAGCAGGTAGACGTAGTCGGTTTACTTCAGTTCTTCCCGTAGAGGGGATAAATGTGGGCTCTGTGAAGACGCTTTCAGTACGTCCTGGCACCAGACGGCGAGCTCCGCCACTAAGTGCTGCTCCTGTACCTGGAGCGGTGGTTTGGCCCGCTGCGGGAAGTAATAGCTGCGTAGAGATCTGAATTGCATCAGCGGCCTCTTTACGTAGGCGATTGTTTTCACGCTCTAGGCGCTGGCGAGCACGTCGTACTGATTTCTCAATCGCCGTCTCGCTTTCAATTCGTGCTGAAAACTCCCTAAATCCACTGCTTTGATTTAGGTCACGCTGAAGCCCTATGCGCTTGTTGATGGCCTCAGCAGTACCCTCTACATTAAGCTTTATCTGTTTTGTGAGTAGCTGTTCCTGTTGCTGGATACTACGTAGTTCTTGGCGGAGCGATAAGATACGCTCTAAACTAGTTTGCGTGGCTTCTGTATTTTCTAGTTCGGCTGTTATTTCTGCCCTTCTCTGGACAAATGCGGCAGGCGTTTCCGGCATAGGTAAACCTGCCGTGCGCTGATCCACGTAGTTCCTGTACTCAGGGCTGGTATACATCGCAACGGAAGCCCGCACTTGTTGCCGACCTGTTAACCCAGCTTGCCGAGCACTAAGTAAGCTTATGCGCTGTAGACGACTAAGAAATTCATCCGATTCAATACGAAGACCCTGCATCGCACGTCGGTTATTTGTAATCTGACGTCCAAGAATATCCAGACTTGCACCGGGAATCCCCGTTAGTGCTCTACTAAAGTCTTGAGCATCACTAGCTAATCCGGTAATCTTTAGTCGGGCTGTATCGATGTCTTTGGTTAGCTGCGCAAAGGCAGACGAACCAGGGCGTGTCTGTTGACGGAGACGATCTAAGCCTGAAATCTGCCTCTGGATAGCAGTACTATTCAGATCACCGGCCTTGGCCGATGCCAGAAGCGCATCACGCTGCTGGTCTATGGCTACCGTACTACCACGTAACTCTACATCTAATCTATCAATGTCGTTGATTAGACGAACGTATGTGGAACTACTTACATCAGCTTGAGTTTTTAATCCCTTTAATGCCTCTAGCTGACCTTTTATAGCCTGCTCTGTCCGTGCAGAAGCATTACCAAAATCAAGAACACTCTTTCTAGCCCGCTCAATCGCCGCATTATTAGGGCCGATGGACTTTTCAAGCTCACGAAAAGCACCCTTCAGCTTGTCAAGGCCTTGGACGCCTTCAAGACCAAGCTTGATTAGGATCTCGCTTACCTGCTTAGCCATCGGCCTCCTTGGCCAGCTCGCTCAGTGCTGCGGCCTCCATGATCTGGAGGTCCTCAAGCATTTCGCGTGGATTGGTCACATTGTAGAGGGCAAATAAGCCCCCAGGACCAAGGAGGATCTCGTACTTCAGACCCATGTAGCCGGCCATGGTGGTCGACCACTGGGTTTGCATACGCAGGAACATCATTACGGTGTCCCAGTTCTCCTCCCACACCACGTACCTGCTGCCATCTTCCTCGGGGTTGGTGACGGCCGCGGGGAGACTTAGGTTGAACGCCTTGGCATCGTCGTCGACCTTGCTGTCTACCCGCTTACCGCCACCAGCCCAGTGGACAGCAGCGCCTTTTAGTTTCCCTGCTTAGCGCCGTCGAAGGTTTCGGTGTACGCGCGGAGCACACCACGAATCCAGTAGGGGTCGTCGCTCAGATCCTTGGCGGCTTCAATGGAGTACGGCACGGGCTTACCGGCTTCGTCGTCGATGCCGTCCCAGCCCACCAGCACAGCCTTCAGCAGCTCGAACTCGCCTTTGTCACTGAGCTTGGCAAACTCGGCGCGACCGACGCGCTTGAAGGTGGCGTCGAAGGTCGAGGTGTCGAAGGTGCCGCCGTCGATGGGCTCCTCGACATTGACAGGCCACTTGAAAGTTTTGACCTTCTTACGGATGAACGACATAAGTTGCGTGGACGGTAACGCCACTAGCTTAGCTGCTAAGTGAAAAAGCCACTAAGCGGTGAGGCTTAGTGGCTAAGTGGCGCAACTGAGGCGAAGTGGTGCAACTTAGGTGAAGGCCAGGCTCACTTCGTCGTTACCCGTGGTTGTTGGTGTGGCGACATAGGGGATGTTCAGCATTTGAATGCCGTCCTGATCCGAGTAGCTCGGGTTGCTGATGTCACACTGACCGGCCGTCAGGGTGACACGGTTGCCGAGCGTGGTGCCGTGCAGGAAGGTGAGGTTCCCGGTGGTTTCGGTCTGAGCAATGTTGAAGTAGTCCTTGGTGGCAAGGGCGGGAGCTTCGAGCATCACGGTGCCGCTGGGGGCACGGTTGGTGATCAGCACTTCCTTGGTGCAACCGACGAGCTCGCGGTAGACGGTCTCGTTGGCCATGTCGAAGCTTACCGACTGGAGGCAGCCGGCATAGCTGAAGAACTGGAAGGCGGAGGTGTTGCCCTGCTTGAAGATCAGGGGGCTGGCCTGAGCGCTGTAGGTGGTGGAAGGCAGAGCAGTGTCGGTCGGTGCGTTGTAGATACCAATCATCGTGAAGTCGATCGTGGGGATTTGGCCCACTTCGGCGTTCAGGGTGAAGGTGCCGCGGCAACCGGTCAGGATGTGGCGGATCCCGTCGTTGTTGAAGTAGATCGTGGCGCTCGAGAAGGAAGCGCTAACCGGGGCGTAGGTCACGCTGGTGGTGGCCACGATGGTCTCGGACATACCGCAGGCTTGCAGCACGGCGCCGTAACGAGGCGCGGTACCAGCGGTGCCAGAACCGGCTAGCTCCACCTGGAAGGTGATGCTGACGCGGCTATTGGCCAGCAGCTGCGGGCTGTTGCCGAGGTAAGGACGGATCAGGTCACGTGAGACAACATCGGCCTCGATCGGTGTGATCTCGAGGTTGCGGACCAGCAAGGCATCGGTGCCGGCAGGAGTACTGTCCGTGCCGTAGGTCGACTCCTTCTTGACCAGGATCAGGCGCTTACGTGTCAGAGCCATTGCTCATTACCTCGGGTTGGGTGGGAAATTGGGCCGGCTCAGTCCGCTCAATGAGTGTCCGCTTGCCGGTTGCGGGGTCGAGAAGGTAAGACCCTCCTAGCCCGTGGAACTCATCAATAAGGCTAAGCGAAGTGGGTTGTGAGACCTCCACGCTCTCGCTAAGTGGTGCTGCAGGCTGCTTATCTACCGCTTCACTTAGCGGCTCAACTGCACTAGAAGACTTAGCCATAAGTTGCTTGGCGTACAACCTAAGACTAAGTCGTGGTGCTGCTTAGGCGTACCGCGGCATGGCGGCGCCGCTTAGGCAAGGCTGCTTACGGCGGTGCGATAGCGCACGT